TATTTTCCCGCAAAGGTAATAGGCTGCTCCAATCTTGCCAATGCCGGCGTTCCGCCGCGAGTGAGCCGCAAAAATCTTCCTCTCCGTCTGTCGAGCGTATTTTCCCGCATCAGCCTTGTCAGATTGTTTCCGCCACCTTTTGGAGGCAGAAAAATAAATCCCAAAGGTCGCAAACAGGTTGAACAAAGGGAAATAGTAACAATAAAAACAAAAATAACATTATGAAAACAGAGATTAGGCAGAATGGCAAAGTGATACTATCGAGTACAGACGATATATCCATTCCGATGATTTTCAAAAACTTATGTGGTAAGAACTTTTCTGGAAACGACTATCAAAACTATCTCAGAACAGTTTGTCAGGATATTGGTGTTACGACGGGGGCGATTGAGTATTATGCCGACAACGTTTTGATTGAGAAAGCAACTATTCCTGAATTTTAAAAACTATATACAATGAAAAGGAAAGAGAAAGCAGCAGTAGATGAATTTGTTGCCCTTGTAGGAGGCAAGACATGGGAGCCTGTACGCCATAAATGTATGGGTAAATGGAGTGGTATGACCGATTACGGTTTTGTCATAGACGGACGGATAACGCTCTTTGTTTCCAATAGTATGGCATACTTTAAGAAACGGATTCGTGAGTGGATTAAGTCGATACATACTTTTGAAGCGAAGAAAGATTGCTACCTTCGCTTGCTACGTGAACAAATTGAAAAGGACAACGACAAGGCAAAGGACGAAAAGTTAAATCCTGTCAGACTGATAGACATTGGCATCTTATCCCCCGAAAGCAATAGTCCGTTTGATTTTTTTACCCCTTATGTGTTAGTCGAAATAAACGGCAGGCGGTTCAAGCATCAAACAGCGGAGTTAAGTTGCGCTATTATGGTGGATAGTTTGGCAGGATACCTTGAAGAATGCAACTGCAAGGATATATACACGGCAAGGGCAGTGCGTACACCTGACTACATTTTTTGCGGCGTGCGGTTTGACTCCCGTGATAATATGTATAAGATTGGAAAGTAGAGATTAATGATGTCTGAAGAAGTTATCACTTACAACGATAACTCCAGTCGTTTTAAAGGACGGCATCAGCATTTGACCTACTAAATACATAAGTTCCCAATTTACGATTGGAAACTTATGTATTTTTCTGTATGGAAAACTAATCAAATAATCGCTGACTTATCATCCAGTCATTAAGCACGTCCGGATCTACACGATTTGTAAGATTCACATTTTTACTCAAACAACCGATTTTCTCACCTCTTAAATAAATAACTGGTGGGGTTAATGTATTCGGATTGTATGGACTTAATGATGAACTGGGACTTCCATATATGGAATACCGATTCTTGAAAGATATACTTGAAAAGTGACTACCGTATATATTCTCGTTGTTGGATATGGAATCAGGAGTAGATGTGTTCAACGACAATCTGCCTAAATACAAACCGTCATTTGCCAATAGAAACGATTCTTTCCTTGAAATTCTGGTATCTAAACCTATTCTATCCATTCCCTATGATTTAACGCCATTATTTAATAATGCCATAACGTCTTTTAGTTGCATTATCGAACACCTCTGTCTCTCTTAGAAACTGCATTACCCGTTCCCTGTCTTCGGAAATCAGGCAACCTTTCAGTTTACCGTTCTTTTCCGTGATTTTTAATTTTGAAAGTTCGAATATATCGGAACAATCCAGCCAACTGTCATAGTCCAGAATATCACGATAGTTCCGAACCATCAAAGGATATTGGCAGTCCAGTAGCTCTTCCGACCTCTTGGAAGAATCTATTTCCGAATTTATCAGTAAGGCACCGATAGCGACACCTTCCGGAGTAAAGCCGATAATAACAATATATTTATTGCGGTCTTTATATCCGTCTTTTAGTATCAGTCCGTCCTCTTCGTCCAAGGGGACATAAATAATGTCACCAATTTTGACTGATGACATATCTACTTGCTCAGCTTTGGCCATTATAGCTTTCAGCTTTTCCAATGCACCGGTTTTGTCGTCCATTTGATTTAAGATAAAGCGTTCTTGACAATCTGCTTTTCTCGGATATAATCTACCATGTCCTTGGTAGCTTTTCCTGCCCGGGCTATATCTATAATGGTAATGAAGTTTTTTTGAGGATCATCCTGAATGCGTGTCATCGCTTCTTCCCATGCCGAGTCATGCGACAAATCGGACAAGTCATAAGGGTCTGTATCCTTATATTTAGCGATAGCAGCGTCAAGACAACGTTTGTTGGCACCTGATATATAGTCCATATCGGGTACGGCAGAAGTATATACCTTCTTGTCACGAACCTCTATGTCTGAAAGGAACTCGTCAAAATTCCCATCCAAGGGTTTGCCTTCTGCAATTTGCAGTGCCTTGTAGGTATAGGCTGGCACCGGGCCATGCTTCAATGCTCTGAAAGAGTCTTCGACAATCACTTTGCCATATTTGACAAGATGGTCCTGTTGGGCAAAATAAAGTATTTTAAATAACTTTATATAGTCCACTCCTTGAGTGAAACTCTGCATGATGTAGAGTACCACTGCTCTTATTTTAGCAATCTGTATAGCTGTTTTCAT